CCAAAAGCTGAAAATTGTTCATTTTGATAATTGAGAACAATGGTTGATTATTTCATTTAACGACTTTCCACCAACCGCCTTTAGCCCCACCAATTCTAATAAGTGTTCCATTTTCTTTTAGCTTTTTTATATGCTTCTGAATTGCAGATGGTGAAATACCTAGTACTTGAGACAACTTTTTTCTTGAAATAGTTGGCTCGGAAGCAAGAATTGTCAGTAACTGGTCAGCCGTTTTCTGACCACCTTTCTGACCACCTTTCTGACCACCTTTTGATAGCAGGAAATAACTTGCTGTAGAATACAGCAAAGTAGTCTCAAAAGTCACATAGCTACCGGTGAGTTCTTTCCATTTGGCGATTTTGTCAATGCCATATCCGGCATTTTCAGACAATCTTGCATAGCATCTCTCGTCATAATGATTTCATTTTATGCCACAAAGATACAAATTATTGATGAGCGGAATGTGAAATCCACTGCAAAATCAACACTTTCTAAAAAACATAACAAAAAGCCTTGCGTTTGAGAAAGATGTTGTATATTTGCATAAACTGGATTATGCCCTAATTTTTTGATAAACAGACGCGTATTTTCCGTCTATTTTCAGCCAAAAAGTTAAACTTTCTTAAAACTTTTATAACAATTTGGTATCAAACAATATAAACCACAAATACTACACAAAAAAACAAGCAATAATCACTACTATAAATTATAGTTTTTAACATCCATTCACTAAATCATGCGAGTTTTCGTCAATTCTCAATCGTATTATATAGGTAGAGACATCAATTAAAAAACCATTTAAAAATTACGATTATGAACAAAAAAATGACCCAAAACGAGATTTACGAGGCAATCGCAAAACGCGTGAAAAACGGAGGTCGCCTCAAGCCAATTGCCGATGAAAACGGCAACCTTTCTGATGGCTTAAAAGTGGCGAGGCTTGATTGTGGCGACGGCCAAATTACTTTAAAGATTGGCACACTTGACGAAATTTGTAAAGCATTTGGTATCTCGAGGCCCATATCTGATGATGCTATAGAGGGTATTGTTAGGGCTAAGTTGAAATGTGGTAAGGCATTTACAGTCAAAGACAAACTGGAGGATTCATTGACCGACGAGAATGTGCTTCTGCTCTAAAAGACAAGAAATCATGAAACGACAAGTCATCGCACAACTGACAACGGCCGAACGCCTCACCCTGCTGGAGCAAATCTTTGCCCCGCAGGGCGAATGCTCATGCGTTGAATTTGCGTCCTGCACATTGAGCGACATGGCTTTCATGTTCGACTTTGCGGATGCCAACTTAGTGAAAATGAAGTGGTATAACGACGAGTGCGAATTGAGCGAGATCATTGAACGTACTCAGCGTATTCTCTCACCCGAAGTGGAGCATAAGTTCGGGCTGGGCATGCCTTATTTTGTCCATGCCGTTTTGCCTTCGAAATCAAGACTCATTGCCGATTTCTCAAACTGGCTTCAGCACAATGAGCCCATTGCTCTTGAGCATTTTGTAACCACAAGCGACACCAATGACATCACCATTCATGTCGCCTATATCAAAAACGAAATCGGCGACCGCATCGCCGATGAAGCGTTTAAAGAAAACAGAATTATAAACAATTAAAATAATGAATTATGGCAGAAAACAGAATAACAGCAGAAATGGATTTATCTGAAGTAAAAACCTACATTAAAAGACTCACTACAGTTTATAATAAAAAAGAAGCCAAGATGTTTATTGAACAATATCTTCAAGGTAGTGGAAATGAATTAAAAGAGAAGTTTTGGAGCCGAAAATCATCATCTCGATTGGCTTTTGATTTATACTCATGGATGGTAAATGAAGATTGTACCGAGGATTTTCAATTTGAAAAAAAGTTACCAGGAGTTATATGTTCCAATCATGGTCCTGCAGGATCACCAAATATGGATGTGTTTATCGAAACAAGCAATGACATTATTTATATTGAAAGCAAATACACAGAAAAGGCAAAGCGTGACAAAAACAAGCACATAAAGTATATCAGCGAAGACCCGGAACAATCAGAACTCTCTAAGGCCTATTGGTTTAATGGCAAGCATGGCGGTTTGGAGCTGAAGCAGAGATTTTATAATGAAGAAGAAATAGCAAGATTATTCTCAGAATTCTGCTATAACGACATATATAAAAAATTAATAAAAAACATAGAGTACAAATGGACATGGTTTGATGTCAAACAGGAAACATGTCATTTGTTTGGTATCATCTTTGCATTACTTCAAGCAGGGAAATATGGCAACGAATATAGATGTGAGCCAAAAGAGCTAAGCAAGAATGTGAATTTATATAATATCATTTGGGATGAAAATGATAAAATTAAAAGTGAACTTGGTGAACCTAACTCCTTTCCTAACATTTTTGGCAATAAAGCCGAAATGCTTGTCAAAAAATGTGTGGAATTGAAAGGTGTAAAAGGAATTGAATTCAATTTTGAGATCATGACAGTGCAATCTCTTATGAATGAGAATGATTTCTTCGGCTTTGATTTCACTAAAGCGAATGCTTTTGGATTAGATAAGTCATTGCATGAACAAATGGAACAGTACAAACTAAGTTATTAGAATCAATATGACCATTCTTCACATCAGTGACACGCACGGGTTGCATGGCAGGTTTGAAGCTATGCCTCCAGCCGATGTGCTTGTGCATAGCGGTGACTTCACCGACAATGGTACGGAGGCTGAGGTTCTCGATTTTCTCAACTGGTTCATTGCGCTTGATTATCCCAACAAAATCTTTGTGGTGGGCAATCATGACCTATGCTTGTGGGATGCCGAAGGCATTGAAGGCCTGCCTGCCAATGTGCACTTTTTGCAGGACCGTGGCGTGACTATTGATGGCGTGAAGTTCTTCGGCTTAGGCTATAATCACCCCGAGAACCTTATTCCCAAAAGCGACCTGGATGTGCTCGTAACCCACGAGCCACCGCTTGAAATACTCGACTACTCGTCGGGTACGCATTGGGGCAATCTGCCGTTGCGCAATAGTGTGGAAAATGCCAATCCCCTTTTGCATCTCTTCGGACATGCCCACGAGAGTTATGGCACCACCAAGCGCGACGGCATTATTTTCAGTAATGCTTCATTGCTTGACGACTACAATAAACTGGTCAACTCACCACGACTCATCCAAGTGAGTTTGGGCAGGTAATAAGTGAGATTAAAGGAGGACAAGATTCACTCGCGTGGGCTCGTGCATCTTGAGTTGGAGGGAAGTTCAGCGAGCAACCGATTGCTTCGCAATCATTGGTTGTTTCGTTATGGCAAAATCACTCAAACAAGTTTGGCTCTCCGCCATAATGAAACAACCGGCCACTTGCGTGGTCGGTTGCTCGCTGGCGGAGAGGACAAGATTCACCGCACATATTTCGAGAAAACTCTCGCCCTGAATATCAATCAGTTACATTTTGCACATTTGCCTATTTTGACCCATTTTTGGCCTATTACCGTCCCTATATCGTCCCGGTACGCAAGCGTTGTAATGTGCTGACAGCAAGTTAATAAACCTTTAATTTTTCGCAGAAATTACATCATTTAATTTCTCCAAAAGCAGGATTCTGGCCTCCTTTTCTTTGAGGCGCTCCTCCTTCTCTTTGAGCATATCTTCACGAAATTGAAGCTGCTCGCGAAGGTGAGCAACCTGATTCCGGAGCTGAGTTATACTGAGGCTTTTCAGTTCTTCCTCGGTTGACATCTCGACACCTTCTCGTATGAATAAGGTGTCTATCGTCACGCCCAGGAAGTCCGCAATCGCTTCAAGGCGCTTGGCAGACGGATTTCCATTCACCAGCGAGTTAACTGATGTCTGTTTAGGATTCATGCCTATGGCGGTCAAAAGGTCGCCATAGGGTATTTTCTTCCTGTCTAACAGCTCTTTAATGATTTTTCCGATATACATTTCAAATTGGACTGAAAAATATTTCTCAAAAAATCTTATATAAAAGTAAGATTGTTTGAAAAATTAGTATTACTTTTGTGCAAAGTTAAGTCTTATTTTTGGACTGTACAAATTTTGAACGAAAAAATTTGACTATGATTAAAAAAATCTACAAGCAGCTGCCTAAATCGGACAAGGCAATATTCCGTGAATCCATCATGCAAGCATGCGGATGGGCTTATGGGACATTCTACTATAAGATGAACCACGGAAATATTTCTAAGTTGGAGAGAAAAGTAGTCAACGACTTTATTGAAGCATTCTTGAACAAATCATGAGCAGTTTATTTGACAATTATCACACTGTTAAAGAGTGGGAAGATGCCGCCGCCAGAGACGGACGCATCACGTTCAATGCCGTTTACTATGTCATGGGCATGAGAGTTCTAGACCATGTGACCGGCATCATCAAGATGGAGCAGCCTAACGGGAAAACAATCCATCGGTGTGTAATGTGGCTGAGCGACGGCCAATGCGTCATTGGCAAGGATCGTCTGCCGGAGTATGACATTATCTTCAATGATTGATGAAAGAACCATAGGTAATATTCTCGACCGCATCGACATCGTGGATGTGGTGCGGCGATATGTGCCCGACCTAAGGCAAAAAGGCAGCAACTACCAGTGCTGCTGCCCCTTTCATCAAGAACGCACGCCGTCCTTCATCGTGAACAAGGCAAGGAACACCTGGCACTGCTTTGGTGCTTGCGCCGAGGGCGGTGATGCCATCAAGTTCGTGATGAAGTACAACCATGTCACATTCCCCGAAGCGGTAAGGGAATTGGCCGGCATGTGCGGCGTTACCATAGAAGAAAGTAAGGAAAAGCCTACCGTCGAACAGGAACAGCTGAACAAGAAGCGTGAAGCAATGCTCATCGCCTATCAGGTGTTGCAGCAGTTCTTTGTGGCGCAGTTGAGAGGCAGTGACGAGGAAGCGGTCAAGGCCCACAGTTATGCTGTGGGACGCTGGAATCATAACTTTATTCAAGAAAGCGGCATAGGATATGCCCCGAAGAATAGCCAACTGCTCATCCGCTTTGCCGAGGTCAACAACATTTCCACAAAACTCCTAATGGAAATGGATCTGCTGCGGCAGTCGGACAAGGATGGCCACCTCTACGCTTTCTTCCGAGAGAGGATTATGATACCCATCCGTGACCGCTTCAGTCGGGTCATCGGTTATACGGCGCGATACATCGGCACTAACGCAGACGCGCCGAAGTATCTCAATTCCTCTACGTCGATACTCTATAACAAGGAGCGCTCGGTGTTCGGTATTCACCTCGCTACCCGGGCTGCCGTCAAGGAGAACAAGTGCTTCCTTGTTGAGGGCGCACCCGATGTGTTGAGGCTGCAAGCCATTGGTGCTAACAATGTGGCGGCATCGCTGGGTTCAGCATGGACGGTGAACCAACTAAAGGTGCTTAAACGCCTGACATCAAAGCTATGCTTCCTGCCGGATGCCGACCCGCCCAAGCAGGGCGAGTCGTATGGCACAGGCATAGCAGCCGTTATCAAGAACGCTTTGTTGGCTCTTGAAAACGGCTTTGAAGTCACGGTCAAGGAAATCCCCTTGACCGGCAGCGGCTCAAAGAATGACCCGGACTCGTTCTGCACGAGCAAGAAGATTCTTGACAACATCGAGGAAGAAGACTTCGTGCTCTGGTATGCCAAAAAACTATTTGTTGACGGCTGTACGCAGGACGAGAAAAGCAGCGCAGTCGTTACCATCGCCAAACTGATGGCTCTGATTGACGATGATGTAAAGCAGTCAATGTACATTGACACGTTGGCCAAACTAATGCCGGGCAAACCGCTGTGGCGAAACGCCATCAAGTCGGCAAAAAAACAGCATGCCGAATCTAACATCAAGAACGACGGTGCTACCGTTGATCTTGACCTATTGGAGAAATATGGCTTCCAGGAACAGGGAAACCGCTATATCTCGGTTAATAGCGATGGCAGAACTCGTGAGTGGTCTAATTTCACATTGAAACCGCTGTTCCACATCAAAGACATGGTGAATCCTTTAAGACTATATCAAATAACCAACGTGAACCATCAGTCGGAAATCGTCGAGCTGCATGCCGATGAGCTGGTCTCGGTCTCCAAGTTCAAGCAGCGTATCGAGGGACTGGGAAACTACCTGTGGTTCGCTAAAGACGAACAACTTATGAATCTCAAAAAACATCTCTACTCATCGACTGAAACCGCTGTGCAAATCAATCAGCTTGGCTGGCAGCGGTTGGGCTTCTATGCCTTCGGGAACGGCATCTTTGACACTGAATGGCACCCCGTGGACGAACTGGGCATAGTGCGCTTGGGAGATCAAGGCAACTATTATCTGCCGGCATTCTCAGTGTTGTATAAAGATGACCCGCAGTTCTTTCAGTTTGAAAGAAACTTCGTGCATCTGAACTATGGAACTATCTCGCTTTATGACTACTCGCAAAAGCTCATCAATGTGTTTGGCGACAACGCCAAAGTGGGGCTTTGCTTTCTGCTTGCCGCACTTTTCAAGGATGTCATCGTGGGCTACACCAAGAACTTTCCTATCCTCAACCTTTTCGGGCCAAAAGGTTCGGGGAAGTCTGAGCTGGGACACTCACTGATGGCTTTCTTTATCATTGAGAACACGCCGCCGAACATTGTCAATGCCACCTTACCGGCTCTTTCGGACGCAGTGGCGCAGTGCGCTAACGCTATTGTGCATCTCGACGAGTTCAAGAACAGCATCGACGTGGACAAGCGTGAGTTCCTGAAAGGGCTTTGGGATGGAACGGGGCGTTCCAGAATGAACATGGACAGAGACAAGAAGCGGGAAATCACAAGGGTTGATGCTGCTGTTATCGTCAGCGGCCAGGAGATGGCGACCGCCGACATCGCACTATTTTCTCGCTTCATCTTCTTATCCTACTCCAAAAGTGAGTTTTCTGCCGAAGCCCGCGAGCGTTTCGCTGAATTGATGGACATCCGCAAACATGGCTGCTCACATTTAACGCTACAAATATTGAAGTACAGAGCCAAGTTCATTCAGGAGTTCAAGGACAGCTTCAGCTTCTGCAAGAAAGACATCAGTTCAGCACTCGCTGACGATGGTGTCGAGGACAGGATCCTTTTCAATTGGCAGGTGGTTCTCGCAGCTTACCATGCCTTGCGTGAGGTCATTGAGCTTCCGTTTGATTACAATGACATCAGAGCCATCGTCATTCAAGGCATCAAGGCGCAAAACAAGGAAACGAAGTCCAACAACGAGTTGGCGAACTTCTGGAACATCGTTTCTTACTTCCACCAAGAAGGGAAGATTTGGAGTGGCTGTGATTTCCGCATTGACAGGGAAGACCGCCTCAAATGCTCCAATCGTAACAGCGAAATGGTGTTCTCAAAAACCAAGAGAATACTCTATCTGAGATACAGCCGCATCTTTCAACTTTACAAGATGCACGGACGACAGGTGAATGAAGTGTTGATTCCGCCGGCCTCTCTGATTTACTATCTCGAAAACTCGCAAGCCTATCTTGGCAAGAAACGCTCGTGGCGATACAAGGTCATCATCAATGGCGTTGAGCAGACAGAGGAGCAGAAAGACCCCATAACAGGTTTCACCAAGTACAAAAAAAAGTACGGTTTTGACCAGGTGATGTGCTTTGACTATGACTTGCTCAACGAGTCTTATGATGTGAACCTCGAAGACACCACCAATTCATACGATACACCCTGATTATGGAAACGTACAACGTTTCAAATTGGACTGTAGGCACCTGCTTGGGAAAGTCGGTGCCTATTTTTTTGCCGACAGACTCTAATTTTTCCTATAGACTTTTCTTTCCACATATTCCACATAATCTACAATAATAAAAATCAAGTAATTAAGTGTTCAATATTCTTGACACAACGCTCCACATTTTTCCACAAAATGATGATGCGTGGATTTCAGAGTCCTTGATTTTTTGCTACGCTTTCCACACTTCCACAAAACCGATATTTTTATATTGCTGATAATCAACAATGTAGATTATGTGGAAGTTGTGGAGCTTTTTAGGTGTATGGCTATTTTTTTGAGAAAAACTCTTTTTCAGAGGTATTTTTCATTTTTGCGCTCTTGTGCCCGAGTGCTGTTGTGGACGCAACCGCTCGCAGGAGAAAGGGAACCTCACTCATAGAAAATTGTTTAAAACACATTGACTTGTTCCTATCTCGCTATCTCGCCTTGTTTTTCCGCTGCAAAGTTAAGGGCAGCCGTTCCACTGCAAGGCCCATGTCGAGTTGCCTTGAAAATTCTCCAACCCTGCGGGTAGTAATTTTCTGGCAAGCCTTGCGGTCGTCCGCTTTCCTGCCTCACTTTATGAAGCACCGTAAAAAGCAAAGCGATAGCGAGAACAAGATCAATAATGTTTAATCTCTAAATTTTCATTCTTATGAGTACAAAATCCCTTTCTACAAATCCTGCAAGCGGTGCTCAAAGCGCCCAAGCACAAGAGCAAGTTGTAAAAAGCTTCAGCTCCAGCTCCTCCAATCTCAATAATGTTGAGGTTGATGTCGATAACAATGAGGTCGAGGAATTTGACCTTACGCACTATGCCCTTACGCACTTCGATGGCTCGCCCGCCGTCTATGTGGGCACTTACGGCAAGTATAACAGCGGTTCACTCCGTGGCGTTTGGCTTGACCTTACCACCTTTGCCGATTACGATGAGTTTTTGGCAGTGTGCGCCTACATTCACCGAGATGAGGCGGACCCCGAATTTATGGCGCAGGACTTCACCGATTTCCCCCGTGAGTGGTACACCGAGGGATTTATGAGCGAGCGTGAATTTGACCTTATTCAAGCCTACGCAAATCTCGATGATGATGAGCGTGAAGCCTTTGAGGTCTATCTCTCAGCCTTCGGCAGCAGCCGTGATGACATGAGCATTTTCGACAATTTCCGTGAAGCCTATTGCGGCAAGTGGTCGAACGAAGAAGAATATGCCGAGCAGCTTGCCGAAGATTGCTGCATGTTGGAGGGCGCACCCGAGTTTTTGAAGTCTTATTTCGATTACAAGGCTTTTGCCCGTGATTTGTTCATCGATGATTACTACTTCGATAGCGGTTTCGTCTATCGCCGCATGTAAGCAGTAGCACCGCCCACCACACCGAGAGAGCCGCAGCAATGCGGCTTTCTTTTTGCGGTGCATCGTCAGCAACCGCCCCCGTCACCACCGCTGCAATCACCGCCCACATATGGCGTAGGGTCAACCTGGCTACTTCTGTTCTGCATCGGGTTGTAGTCGTCGCATAGCTCAGGGAAACCAAAGAAGCGCAAATCATCATCAATTTCATCATCTGACACTGACGTTTTCAAAATAACAAATGAAGTTACGAAGTCTAATCCGGACATTGAAATGATAGGTTTAACACCCTCCTTTTTGGGAAACGCCATTGCTTCAATCCATTCTTTGCCAACCGGCCAAAAGAATAGATAAATTTTCCCGATGTCAAAGATGTTCGGAAACTTGCTATTATCAACGCACTTGCAATACATAGTCAGTGGATTTTATACCGCAAATATAATGATTTTTCGTGAAGATATATCATTTTCTTTGCGCACATGGATAACATGGACAATAAAAGCCATGAATGTTCCACAACTATTTTGTTCAAGAATTGAACGCAAGTTGTTGGTTGTGAGTTTATTAGTTATCTTTGCAACCTCAAACATACAATTATGAGCCAATATCTATTATACTTCAAATTTGAACCCTATCTCGCTCAATGGTTTATACATGAGATGGGTGGCACCTCGCCCGTGGAACTGCCACGTGGCTCGGTGGAAGCTGACATCTTGAAACTTTTTCTGGCAAAGCAACCCGAGGAACAGCCGATAGCGCTTGGAGACGATGCCAACTTGGTCATCGCCATTCCTACGTTTAAGCACAAAGACCCACGAACTTACAATTACCTGCCTCCGAAGGCTGTTAATTGTCTGCACAAGTGTTTGCGCAGCCGTTTTGATGTGCAGTTGTGGGACGACCTTCACCAAGTTCACCCGAAAGCGAAAATGCTGAAGGAGTTAATTGAAGCATGGATGGAGAGCCACGGCATCGAGTTCGACGAGACGAACTGGTGTGCCATCTCCAAAAGATACCAACGAAAAAGGGAACTTTATCTCAAAAAAAAGTCGCAAAAATGATTACGACTTCAAGCCCTTTTTTGTCCGCAATGCGACAAAAAGGTTTTTTGAGACTTTTGCGATATTATACACCCCATAAATATACCCATCATGAATGATTGCTATTCCCTGCCGGGCATCATGTCTATAGCCTATGTTCCCTGCAATCTCCTACAAAAGCACAGCGACTTGAAGTTTCTTGCTTCAATCCCAGTACAGGTATTCGCTGATGTTACACCCGTTTCATTTAAAGGAGTGCCAACCTGCGAAACCACAAGTCAATATGACAACAACGGACGTAACGAGAAAACAACGCTCCGCTTTAATTCACTTAAACAGGTGCCCACCCTCCAGCCCATAGCTTTCATCATTACTGATGTAAACCGGCGGAGATTCCTTTTGGGGCTTCGTGAGGCTCCCTATCCTGTCATCAAAATCACTCACTCGACAGGAACGCCAAATGGCGATCCTGCCGTTTATGCACATGAAATCACCTTCACAGCCCTTAAATCACTCATACTTTTGGGATAGTACCGTCTTTTAACACCTTTATATAAGGTTATACTTTTGTGGCAGAATAATTTGATTGATTATGCCACAGACCAAATACAATCTCCACCTCAAAGGTTATGTCGGAGGCTACGACTTCGACCGCGACTATGTGGACTATGTGCTTGCCAAGAACGAGGGCAAGCCGGTCCATGTGCTCATCGACAGCCTCGGCGGTTCGCTGGCGACCGCCATCTCCATCGCCTCGGCTTTCAAGCGTCATGGCGATGTCACCGTCCACTTCGTGGGAATGAATGCCAGTGCCGCAACCATCGCTTCGCTCGGTGCCAGGCACATCAGCATCGACGCATCGGCCATGTACCTCGTGCACAAGTGCAGCGCGGAGTTCTTCGAGTGGGGAAGCCTCAATGCCGACCAGCTCGCAACTGTCCGTGACAACTGCGAGGCGGCAATCCGTGACCTCAACAAGCTCGACAACAATGTTGCCGCGATGTATTCCGCCAAGTGCAGCAAGCCCGAGGCCGACCTGCTCGACCTCATGCGAGTAGGCGGCTGGCTCACCGCTAAAGAGGCGAAGGCTTGGGGATTTGTCGATGAGATCACCGACCTGGGCGAGACCAAGCCGGTACTCACCGACGCGGTGGCTTCGGCGATGGCGGCTGCCGGTATGCCAATCCCAAACATACCCACAGCCTACAATCGCAATGAAACGCTGATCGAGCGGTTCATCGCTGCCATTGCCTCGCTGTTCAAGTCCGGCAAGGATGCCGAACACGAACAAACCACCGCTGAAATCCCCGAAAATGAAGACATCAAAGCTAGTCATAACGAAAATAATCATCCATCTTCCCCAACACTCAAACCATCCGCAACCATGCTCCAGTCCCTTTCGCTCCTTGGCGAAGTCCTCAACATCGAGGGCTTCGCTGTGGGCGAGGACGGTGTGAAGCTCACCGCTGAGCAAGCGCTCGCCGTTGAGCGTGCCATCGCTGACCGCGACAAGCGCAACACCGAACTCGCCGAGCAGGTGCAGGCCCTGAAAGCCAACCCTGCCGAAAAATCGCAAGTGGTGGTCGATGCTCCGCAGCAGACCGCCAAGTCTCCCTTTGACGTGTTCGCCGACAAGGTGAACAACGCCAAGAAGCTGTTCAACCAAGTTCCCTAAATTCGCTCATCTCTAATCGCTCATCTCTAATCGCTCATCTCTAATCTCAAAGTAATATGGCAGGACAACTCAACATCACCCCCTCGCTGGAGCAGTTCCAGGAGGCCGCCACCAAGTGGCGACCCGAACTGCTCATGCAGCCCATCATCGGGTGCCAGGACACCATCCAGCACATGACTCCTCGCCCCGGCATCCGCTACAAGGAAAACGTGGGAGCCATCAGCGGCAACGCGCAGTTCGGGCCCTACAAGCCCTCGCGCTCCACCGACTTCAATCTCAATGTGGAATACAGAACCCTTGAGACGTTCATGGGCTCCGTGCACTGCAAGTTCGAGCCGAACTCCGCAGCATCCACCATTCTCGGCTACATGGCGGCCACCAAAGGTGACGGCCAGATGCAGGCACCCACGGCGCTCCATGTGCTCACGCTCATCGCCAAAGGGCTTTCGGAAAGCCTTAATGACGCTATTTGGAGCGGTGTACGCAACGCAAGCGGCGACACCACCAAAGACCTGTTCGACGGCTTCGACACCATCACCGCTGCTGAAATCGCCGCCGACAAGATCAGCGTGGCAAACAAAAACTACATGAAACTCACCGAGGAAATCACCACAGCCAACGCACTCGACATCGCAAAGGAAATCCTTTACTCGCTCGACCCACGTTTGCGTGCCCAGGAGCTGAACATGTACTGCTCGCAGGACTTCGCCGACAAGTACAACGAGGCCATGCTGCTTACCCACGGAGGCATCAATTTCTACAACCAGTTCGGTCAGACCGACGTGGAGGGCAGCAACGGAAAGCTCCACATCATTCCGCTGTTCAATAAGGCGGACTCGAAGTTCATCCACGTCACGCCCAAGAGCAACATGCTCGTTGGCTACGACCAGATGGGCGACGTGGAGAGCGTCATGGTCAAGGAGTACGAGCCGTTCATACTCTCGTACATCGCCACCATGTTCTTCGGCGTGCAGTTCGAGTCGATTGACTACCGCAAGCTCAAAGTCATCGAACTGGCGGCGTGATTATTCACTCATCACTAATCGCTCATCACTAATCACGAAGTAAACAATGTCAACTAATTGCACATCAATACTACGCTCGCTCGCTTGGTGCCAGGGAACTCCCGAACTCCCCGGCATCAAGCGCCGTATCTACTACATCGGCAAAGACCAAATCGTCAAGTGGCCCACGCTCGCACACGACAACCGTGGGCGACTGACCGCCGCCGCATACGTCGGCAATTTCGTTTTGGCTGCCGATGCCAATTGGAAGTATATTGACATCCTGCCCGACAAGTCGCAGCTCACCAGTGAGGCGCAGGGTGAATACCCCTCGATGACGCAACTGAACAAGCTGACCGCTGTTCACCCGGGCGTGGGAGTGGACGCTTCGGCGCTCGCCGCATACGTCAACAACAACGATTGCGTCTATCTCGTCGAGACCGTGCCGGGCAAGTTCCGCGTGGTCGGCAGCGAGGCATGGCTCGTCAAATCGACCGTGGCGCAAGACCTCGGGCAAGGCCCGACGGGAACCACCAGCACCACGCTCTCGGTGGAGGCCACCGATGAGTGCCCCGCTCCCTTCTACTACGGCAAGATCGAGACCGAGGATGGCACCATTCAGCCCGAACAGGCTTCGGCTGCCGCCATCGAGTACGACGGCACCACCTACACCGCCAACAATTTCGATGACTTGTTCATCGCTGTGGCCGAGGACACCAACAAGACACCGGCAGAAGTGGAGGCGGTCTATGAGCAGATAGTCGCCGCCAATGCAGGTGACTACACTGTGGCGGCTGACGAGTTCACCGAGAGAATCGCCGAATGGAAACAAGCGGCTGCAGCCAATCCGTAGGAATGGCTGATAGTCACTCGCGGGTCGAGGGTGCTGCCGTCGATATGGGAGAGGTCCTGCGCGACATGACCTTTCCTGTAAGCGACCTCAGTTCCCTCGACTTTCTTTCTGGCGGCGACGCTGCACCCCAGAGCCGCGCCCAACAGAAAGACCTGTTTGCCGTGCAGAAGCGCAAGTCGTGGGACAAATCCACCGAAGCACGGTGTGATTTCTCCTACAAATTGCGCTTGACGCGCCGCAGCAACGTGAACTTCATTTCGATTTGGCAAAAAACCGTCTATGGACGTACGCTCACCGACATCAAGGGCGACCCTGATATGGTGGAGTTTTTCGCCAAATCGCTTGTGCCAGTCATAAAGGAAATGCTGGGCTACAACTTGCACAACGGCTGTTGGTGCATCTGCACTTCGCCCAAAAGACGGCACAAGACCAAGAATTTTGCCACACTCATCAGTGAGCTTATCGGCAAGATGCTTGACATTCCGTTCTACGAGGACGTGGCGTTTTGCCACACAAAACAGCGTGTCAACGCAGTTTTCTCGCTCAATGTGCTGCCCAAAGAGCCAAACATCATCGTGTTTGATGACTTTGTGACAACCGGCCAGACTTTGGCGGCAATGAAACACTTGTTACAACCACTCGGCAAAAACCTCGTGTTTTTTACCGGTATCAACAATAAATTGTGATATGAACCAAGAGTTTACGAAAGAAATTCAAGATTGGCTGTACTTGCCACATGAGCAGCGCGACTACGCCAAAGGCGCACTCTACCTGCTGCAGCTCACGGGCAACCAAATCATGTACCGCAATCTGATGGCAAACCCACGGCGTAACGCCGAGTTTATTGAACGCCAGTTGCAGAAACGACTGTCGTTCCGCTTGCAGAGGCTCACGCACGCACAGGTTGAGGAGATGCAATCACAGGTGAACGTGATAGCCAAAAAACTCACGCCCAACAGCGGTGAGAACTTCAAGCAGGGCAAGCGTGACGACCACGACCAGCTGCCAGATGAAGTTCAAGCTCTCTATGTCGAGAACCTGGGCATTGTGCAACGGATGCGCGAACTTCACCTGCGGCTCCGCTCGCTATCGACTGAGGACAATCCGGCTCGCGACTGCGACCGTTATCCTTTTCTCAAAGAACTTATCGACCTCGATAAGAAGTTACACTCGAACTGGGAGACCTACGACCACTTCACCGGCACAGACGGCGCAGCGGTCATGGAGGATAATGCCCGTGAGGAAAGCCGAAAGGCGGTGCGCATGATTAACCTTGCCAAAGGTCGCTACGCCAAAAAGCCAAGCGAGGAACTGAAGGCTCAGATCCTCGCGCTTTACGACAAGGTTATCAACCCCACCGACAAGCTCACCGCTGACCTCAAAGAATTGGGAATAATATAAAAAGAACCGGCTCTTGCTATCCGATTCTTATACGACAAGGATGTCTTAGCTTGAAGTTATCGCGCCGCATTGACCATCTTCCTTGAAGCTGGGTCCACTGGACCTGTCCGAATAATTTAACGTCCTTCGGCTTCAAGACATTGCAAAGGTAATACTTTACTATGAAACGAACCGCAGACATATCGGATTTTTTGAAGCCGATACGTGAGAAACCGTATCAGGCTTATCTCTCTAACGCCTTGCAGGTGGCGGACGTGCTCGACTGGGTGCTGCAACAACTCGGCAAGTCCGAGGTGTGGCAGACCTCGTTCTCAATCAGCGAGGAGTTCATTCGCCGATTGTACTTCATCGAGAAGTCAGGCCTCGTCACTCGGTTCAACCTCGTGCTCGACCACAAGGCCACCAACAAGACGCTCAAACTATGGGCGTTCATCACGCAGGTTATCACCACCACCTACCTTGCAGACAACCACAGCAAGGTGCTGCTGGTGCGCAGCGAGCAAGGCGAAGTGGTGAGCATCATTACCTCGCAGAACCTAACGCGAGGCAACCGCTCGGAGTCGGCTGTAGTCACTACCGACCCCGACATCTTCGCCACACTCCATGCACAAATCAATGACTTAATCACAAACCATTCAGTTCCACTCAATGACCTATTCAGCAGAGCAATTGCAGCAGATTGAGAACTTCGCCTCAATCTACCTCAAAATTTCGGACATGGCGGTGATTCTCGGTATTCCTGCCGAAGTCCTCCGTGAGGACATCGCCGACCATAGCAGCGAGGTGAGCCAGCACTATCGCCGGGGCAAGGCCGCGTCGAAAGTGAAACTCTTGCACCAGGAAATGATGCTGGCGCAAGTCGGCTCACCGCTCGCCATCGAGAATACCCACCGCAATCTCCTCGACATGGAAGACGATGAGTGATTTCTTCACAATATAGCATCCGTATTGAAAAAATATAAGTACCTTTGCGTCCAAAATGACACAATATGAAACTCTCAAGCAAATTCAAATCTTATTTTATTTTCTTCGGCGCAGTTATCGGTTTCTTTGTCGCTATAGTGTTTTTCAATGACTTCGATAGCTCGGGTGGAGACAAAGCGAAACTTGTTGTTTACGGCATTGGTTTCGGTGGTTTAGCTGGTTATTTTATTTCCAGTATTTTGCTTATTTTTGGGCAATCCGGGCACTTTTTAATTAAGAAGTTCAAAAAATTAGGCAATTTCAAAGATATGCCTATTGAAGATGTTGTTAAAGCTATAGGAGTTATCCCGACAAGACAGCCTGTCAATATCACTGATAGAAATGAAAAAGGTTATTTCTACACCTTCAAGCAAGGTGATTATAGCGTAAAAATTCTTGTCGGTGCAGATGGGAAATGTATTAGGCTTGAAGAAGAAGTTTTAGCCGGCAAGAAACTTCAATAATGCCGTCTTTTTAGGAATAATGCGGTTGGTTTACCTTTGCAATGTAAATCAACCGCATTTTTATGGCCCAGCACAACACTCTTGACGTTTGCCGTGTGGACTTGTTCACGGCTGAAGACGAGCTGCGGCAACGATACCCCGAGGTTATCGTTGCCCGCGTGCTTCGTGTCCGGGAGGAATACAACTGGTTTATCTCTAATCCCGACGCGAAAGACCGGCAGTTCATCGAGAACGCGGTGAGCCGCTTCGGCATCAGCAAGGTGCTGGCATATTCCGACCTTGCCATTGTCAAGGCGATGCTGCCGCACCTCTCGCAAGCCTCGCGCGACTTCCACCGCTACCGTTACAATGAAATGATTCTCGAAACATTCCAGATGGCCAAGAAACGCAAGGACACGAAGACGATGGAAAAGGCGGCCAGCTCTTATGCCAAGTTCAACCGCGTTGACCTTGAAGACGAGCAAGCCGTGCCATACGACCTGATTGTGGTGCAGCCGTTCACCGCCACCGACGACCCCTCTGTTCTCGGCATAAAGCCAATCCCGAACATCCAGGAGCGGATTGACGCACTTCTGAAGAAGTACCAGGCCGAGAACATCGACATCGAGGACATTGAGTTCGAGGAGGCAGACCTCGAAGAAAATGTCCTGTTCCCACCCACCGACCCGAATAATGGAACAGCCCAAGAAACGAATATACTTTAACGCCCCTCAACGGCTCACGCAGTTGATCGGGGCGAACACCACCGTTATAGTGGCTGGGCGACGCACGGGCAAGACCGACAGCATCGCCTCGCCATTTGTGCTGCGCAACATGCAGCGCATGCCGGGCAGCACTGGCGGTATCGTGGTGCCGACCTACAAGCACGGACTGACAAACACCATTCCGGGCTTGTTGGCGGCGTGGAAACGATGGGGGTTCCTCAATGGCGTGCATTACGTCATCGGGCGCAAACCGCCCAAGTCATTCGGCAAGCCCATCATTGAGCCGGCCGAATACGAGCACGTCATCACGTTCTACAACGGCTCTTGCGCCATCATCATTTCGCAAGACCGTCCGGGCAGCAGCAACTCGCTCACGCTCTCATGGTTGCTCATCGATGAGGCAAAGTTCATCGACTATGAACGCCTCAAAGATGAGACGCTGCCGGCAAACGGCGGCATCAAGTCGTATTTCGGACATCACTCGTTCAATCACTCCGTGATGATCCTATCCGATATGCCGCAAACGCAAAAAGGCTCGTGGTTTCTCCATTATCAGGATAAGATGGACCCTGACCTTATCGAGACGATTAAGGGCACGGTCTATGAGATTTGGCACGTCAAGCAGCGCATCAGGAAGATGCGTGCCGAGGGCATTGAGGTGACACGACACCTGCGCAACTACCTGCGCCGACTTGACGAGCAGCTGAACAAAATGCGCTCAGTGGCGGTGTACTACAAGGAATACTCCTCTATCGAGAACTTGCAGTTGCTCGGAGAGTCGTACATCAAGCAGATGAAGCGTGACCTCACGCCAAAGACTTTCCAAACGTCAATCCTTTGTCAACGAATAGGCATCGCCAAAGATGGCTTCTATTCGTCGATGCGTGAGGCGCACAAGTACAACGCCAGCGATTTTGAATACCTCGACAGTCTGGGCTACGACTTCAACGAAACGCAGCTTGACTGCCGGGCAGATAAGGACTTGAACCCCTACCAGCCCATCTGCATCGGCATGGACTACAATGCCAACATCAACTGGATTGTAGCCGGATAGCCCACTGGCCGACGGCTCAACGTAATCAAGTCGTTCTACACCAAGTTCGAGCGCAAGATACCTGCGCTCATTGACGACTTCTGCCGCTACTATGCCCACCACCAATGCAAGGTCGTGGTTTACTACTACGACAGCACCGCGCTCGGCGGCAACTATGCCGTCAACGAGCAGGACTTCCACTGGGTGGTGTGCCATGAGTTCGAGCGGCACGGCTGGCAGGTGGAGGACATCAACCTCGGAAATCCTATGCGCCACGATGAGAAGTACCTGCTCATCAACCAGGGTTTTGCCGGTAAACAACGGCTCATGCCGATGTTCAACCGCCAAAACAACGACGACCTAATCCTGGCCATTCAAACGGCTGGAGTAGTACGTGGGCGCAACGGCTTCCGAAAGGACAAAGGCGGTGAAAAACTTGCAGAAAACGAGGAAAACCTGCTCGAACACCGCACAGACGGCACCGATGCTTTCGATACACTCTACATCGGCTGCGAGAAGTTCCCGTATCGTGACACATTCTCGCTCAACTCCGGCGGTGTTCTTTGATAGAATATACAGAATTATTGCATATTATGCCGATGTAAAAATAAATTGTCGCACTTTTTCTCAAATTTGTGGAAAAGTGCTTTGAAATACCGTATTCTAACTTTGTTGGTTTTTTTGCCCAATCCAATGTCGGAGCGGGTAAAAAAACAATATATGTATATAGTAATTTTAGAGATGCCCTTCGCCGCAATGGTTGTGGCAGGGCTGATGCCCGTGGTCAGCATCAAATGGCCACATCACGCACCTCCGTGCAGAGTGTTCATCTATGCCGTTGAGCCGACCAAGCCGCTCTCGTCTTACCCAGTTGAGTGGCAGATGATGGCGCACAACGCCCAAGTGCTGGGCAACATTCCCCACAACGTGGATTTGCCCACCGGCTGCATCATCGGCTGGGTCGATGTCGCAACGCATGGCGACATTCCCCAAGTGTGGAACTTCGGTGAGAGTTTGTTCCATGTTTTCAACGCCCATGTGCTCGACGAGCCGTTTCGCTGTAACATCAGGCGTGAGGGAGTCAACATCAACCTCTCGCCCGATTTCCCTGCCCACAAGGTGAAGCGAAGCCACATCTTCGCGATGGGCGACACGCTCTTTGTGCCAACCAATGAGCGCGACTTCGACCGCTCGGCACACGGCACTTCGCTGGTCATCGACCTGTTTGGCGACGATGCCAAGTACCTCATCAACGAGGCGGGAACGTTACAAGAGTACAGCAATGTCGTGCTCTTTCATGGCGGCAAGTACCGCGAGTTTGAGTTCTCGTCAGACAACGGCTTCGTGCCGTATCTCGACGAGCGAGGCAAACTCAAGATGTACCGCAGCATCTTGCGCGACGGTGCCAAAGTGGGACGTACCGGCGTGCGCTTGGACCTCACTCACGAGCTGAACACTTGATTTTTCACACCACCGGCACGGTATGTGAAAAATTATGTTTACCTTTGCGGTGCAAAAACTTAGTTTTTGACACTACATTGTGGGCAAAATGACATTATGCTTGTCGAAGATTTGAGAACGTAGGAAACTTTCAAACGATGAACGGCGAAAGCATAGTGGTTCTTTACGCATATGCGTGAGCCACTATATGCACTCGTTCATCTGGTTATTCCTACGACCATCAAATCGGTGCGGTGACTCGCGCATTTTTTGTATAAAAGCCTTTGCAAGTCACAACACACCAAATCTCCCGGCCATTCTTATTTTGCTTTCAGATTGTAAGTTGATGTTGCCAAATCGAACTTTATTGTTATTTTTGTAACTACGTTACAAGATTTTTAGTATATTTGCGTTTTTAAGATAGTGGTTTTTTACTGCAACCTATACCGGCATAGACCTTTAACTGCTTGCATGGCAGAATGATATAATAGACTCCTCCGTGGTTGAAAAATGAGCTTTGGTCGGCTCGCCGGAACCATTGGCGGAGTTATCTTTTTATCATGGGGTCGTGGTCCTGATGTCGCGGAGCAACCTCGGTTGAAAGATGGACAAGATGGACAAACCGATTAAACGTGGTATAAATATACAATTTGAAACGGAAAAGATATGGCACAAATCGAGCAAGAAGTTTTGAACGAAGTGGTTCTTAACGAAGACCAGGTGATATGCGCCTTGACCAACAAAGTAGTTAAGGCGACCGCTAAAGAATTGAACCTCCAGTCAATGATTCTCATGATGGCTGAGGAGTATAACTTTGCGCTCGAAGACATGGAGCGCGAGTTCAAGTTCAAATATATCGACGAGGACGGACGCAGCAAGACCGGCAAGGTTGACCTCGCCATCTTCGAGAAAGGCCGCGGCCATGATGTGGACAACATGATCCGCTTTGTCATCGTGGCCAAAGACAGCAACGTGAAGCCCACCACCAAGAAAACCGGTGCCGAGGACACACTCACGCCTATCCTTTCCTTCACCGATTGTGAGTTTGGCTTGTGGACCAACGGCGAGGATATGCAGTATATGCACCGTGTGGAAGATGCGCTTGGGCAAATCACCGTCGAAGACCTCTCTGACTTCCCAAGCGAGGGACAGACGCTCGAAGACCTCATCAAAGCCGGCGAGAAAGGAATCAACCGCAAGCCCGCCAACGAGAGCCTTGTGCGTACCTTCAAGCGCTGCCACGACTATATCTATGGCAACGAGGGCAAGAAAAAAAATGCTTTCTGGGAACTGCTCAACCTCATTTTCACCAAGCTTTACGACGAGAAACGCCGCTTCATGGCACCCCAAAACGGTGAGAGCTACCGCCGCAAGTTCTGGGTGGGCGTGAAAGAGATGAACACCCCCGAGGGGCAAGCGGCTGCAGCGAGCCGTATCAAAGATCTTTTTGAAGAACTCAAGCAAAGCCAAATGTTCAAAGATGTTTTCGATGGTAATGAGCAAATCACTTTAAGCAATAGAGGACTCACATTTGTAGCGTCTGAACTAGCCAAGTATTCCTTCCTCGATGCCACGGTGGATGTAAAAGGTACTGCTTATGAGACCATTGTTTCTAATCGTATGAAGCAAGAAGATGGCCAGTTCTTCACTCCGCGCAACATCATCAAGTGCATGGTGCAGATGCTTGACCCCGACCAGCACACACGCATCCTTGATCCCGCATGTGGCTCAGGCGGATTTCTCGTAGTTGCACTTGACCATGTTCGCAAAAAAATCACTAATTTAATTTATCCCAACCTTGATGAGCTACATCTTGCAGAAAAAGTGAACACCCCGGAGGTCAACGAACTTGTTAAAGAGTATGCCGAGCGCATGATATTCGGCTTCGACTTTGACCCCGACCTGAAGAAAGCCGCTCGCATGAACATGGTGATGGCCGGCGATGGTCACGCCAATATCTTCAACATCAACTCGCTCGACTACCCACAAGGTTCACTTGATGATGTCCCTCACGTGGGTGAGAGCGTGAAAAAGAGCATTGAGGACGGCTATGACAAGGACTTTGATTTTGACAAAAATCTTGACAACGCCTTTGGCAAGTTCGACATGATTTTCACCAACCCTCCCTTCGGCAGCAAGGTGGATGTTGCACAAGCGATTGTTGATAGATTTGAATTAGGAAGGAAAGGAAACAAAGCTCCCGAAGTACTATTCATCGAGCAGTGCTACAACTTCCTCAAGCCCGGCGGCAAGATGGCGATTGTGCTGCCCGACGGCATCCTGGGCAACCCCAATCATGTAGAGACCCGCAAGTGGATTCTTGCCCACTTCAAACTGCTCGCATCGGTTGACCTTCCGGTGGAAGCCTTCCTGCCGCAAGTGGGCGTTCAAGCTTCGCTGCTATTCTTGCAGAAAAAGACCGCGCAGGAGCTGCTGATGCCCTACGAGAATGACGATTACGATGTGTTTATGGCCATCGTGGAGAAAGTGGGCAAAGACCGCCGTGGCGAACCTATTTATAGGAGAGATGATGATGGTGCAGACTTACTTTTTGAACATACAAAGAAGTGGATTAGTCAAGATGAGCATGGCCGTGAGGTGGTTCGCCAGCGACGCGAACGCATCAAGCATATTGACGACGATCTGCCCGAAGTTTCAGCCGCTTACAAGACGTTCAAGGAGGAGCGAGGGTTATGAAATGCGATTCTATCAATATGAAAGAGGTTTTATCTGCCTATCAAAACAGGATAAAACCTAATGGTTTTTTGATAGAAGGTAAAAGACTTTTTGCCAAATTAGAAGCAAAAGGCCTTCTTCATTCAACAATTAATGATTACTCTAAAGAAGTCTATCGTCCAGGAATTTTCAAAAGAATATTCGTTTCAAGTCTTAAACATGGTTTGTATTATACCCCCGCACAAGCTATGATGACTGAAAACCCAATATTATTTTCCAAAATACTTTCAACGAAATTAACGGCCAATCTTGGCCCGATGATTTTAAAGCATAATACGATTTTAGTGAGCTGTGCTGGGTCAATTGGCAACATCCGACTGATTAGTAAAAGCATGGATGGCAATATTGGCTCACAAGACATCATTAGAGTTGTTCCCAAGGATAAATATGGTTTTATTTATGCTTATCTTAGTTCTCAAGCTGTTTATAACTATCTTCAGTCCAAATTATATGGTTCAGTTGTCCCAAGAATCGAACCAGAGACTGTGAGCAATATTCCCATTCCCGACTTTCCTGCTGATTTTCAGCAAGAGGTGGACAATATGATTCAAGAGTCGGCTCGCCTGCGCGAACAAGCAACCGATGAGCTAAGGCAAGCTCAACAAATACTGAAAGAAAAGGCTTCTTTGCCAGATTTGACACCCGAAGACTATGATTTTTATGGGTCAACAATTCAAAACAGGACAGTTTCAACATTCTCGCTCAACAAAAAAGACATCTCTTTAATGACCATAAATGCTTTCAATTATTCTCAAAGAGTGAGAAACCTTGAAAGCAAAATAACATGTAATTGCTGTAGCATTGGAGATGTCATTTTGGGAGGAACTTTCTTTTCTACAGGTTCATTTCCACGTGTAGAGGTCAAAAAGAAACACGGTATCATGCTCATCAATCAGTCTGATATATTTGATGCCATTATTGAGGGTAAATACATCAGTAGAAGAGGTGTTAAAACAGATAGTCTTGTGGAATATGGAGAAGTAATGATAGCAGGAGTTGGTACACTTGGCGAAAATGAGACATTCTGTCGTACAATCTTTGCCAATGAGGATTTGGTGGGACAGCTTGTTTCGGGTGAGTTCATTAGAATGAAAACTAATGGGAAAGTTCCTGCTGGCTATCTCTATGCATGGCTTAGTTCTGATTATGGCTTCCGCCTGATACGTTCTACTCAAGCTGGTACTAAATTATGCCGACCAATTCAAAAACTCCTTTTGCAGAAGCCTATACCTATCATTGACAATGACTCAATGAATGAAATTGACAAAATTGTAAAAACGGCTCATACCAAGAGACATCAAGCAAACAAGTTGGAACTTGCCGCCATCGCCAAGGTTGAGCAAGAAATCGAGAAGTGGAACAACTAATGATAATATAGTTTATGAGATATACGATAGATCAACTTAAACAGATGCGTGAGTCGGAAGACCATGTTGAGTTCAAGAAAGGAGAGCATGGCAACGTATCTTACAACGGTGCCGGCAAGGACAATCCGAAGGATCGCCGTCGGTGCATACTTGGCTACGTAGTGGCTTTATGCAATGAGAAAGGTGGGCGCATGGTAATCGGCATGGCCGATAAGCATCCACATACGGTTGTTGGCACATCACAAGCGTTAAACAGACTGGGACAACTGGAAAGCGATATTTATCGGGACACAGGTATTCGTCCCAGTGTATATGAGTTATTTGAGAATGAAGACACAAAAGAGGGTCGAGTGGTAGTTATCGAAGTCCCCTCGCGTCCCATAGGTAAAGTATATAAGTTTGAGGACGTTCCCCTGATGCGAGTGGGAGAAGAACTCAAACCCATGGATGACAAGACCTATATTTCGATAATACAAGAGCAAGAGCCGGACTTTTCAGAGCAAATATGTGATGGTGCAACAATGGAAGACCTTGACCCTGTTGCCATCAAGGTAATGAAAGAGAAATATGCAAAAAAGCAAAAGAACCCATCATTCGCCTCTCTATCCGACTCTCAAGCATTAAGCGACCTTAAACTCGTTTATGATGGCAATGTGACAAATGCAGCTGTGCTACTCGTTGGCAAAGAAGATTATATATCTCGTCGATTCCCACAAGCAAAAGTCATGCTTGAGTATCGCAATACTGAGGCTCAAATCAACTTTGACAAACGAGATGTTTTCGGACAGCCTTTCTTTTTGCTTATCGACAGGCTATGGGAAGCTATCAATCTGCGAAATGGAAGCATACCTGCAAGAGAAGGTGCATATATATTTGATATTCCATTCTTTAATGAGGAGGTCATCCGTGAGGTCGTGAACAACGCTTTCGCTCATCGGGACTATCGTAGGGCAAGCGAAATAGTGATTAAGCAATATCCGACAAAGATGGCCATCGTCAATGCCGGTGGTTTCCCACAGGGCGTTACCATCGACAATCTATTGACAGTGCCGAGCACCCCGCGCAACAGGCTTCTTGCTGATGTTTTATCTAAAACTGGTATCGTTGAGCGTTCAGGACAGGGTGTGGATAAAATCTTCCTCTATACCCTATCGGAGGGTAAGCCCAAACCCGACTATTCACATTCTGATGACTTTTGCGTGACCGTAGTCCTCTCGTCAAGCGTAAAAGATAGTGCATTCGCTATTTATGTCCAAAGCATTCAACAAGAATTGCCCGACCAGCAAAAACTCTCTGTTTTTGATGTGCTTGCATTATGCGAGATACGTGATGGACAAAAGCGACCAGCAGATAAGGCCACAGCTCAAAGACTCTATGCATTGGGGTTCCTTGAGAAGCATGGAAAGACTAATGCCCAATATTATATTCTACCTCGCCGTTACTATGAATTGACTGGCGACCTTGCCGCTTATTCACAAATGACCGACTGGAATATAGAACAAGTATGGGCAGTTCTTCTACCTTTCCTTCAGAAATATGGTAAAGCTAAAAAAGGCGATATGATGAAGCTCATGGGTGACCATATTTCAGAAAAACAACTGCGTAACTACATTGATCAATTAAAGGCAATTGACTGGCTGCGAAGTGAGGGAATCAAAGGTCAAACCACATATTATATTGGAGAAAAATATAAAGCAGAAAGCAATCGCATTAACGAGGCTTTGCGTCTTGGACTACAAATACAGAAGTTGGGAGAAGATTTATCAGCAGGAAAGGGCGGATAAAAGGGCAGATAAACGAAACTCAATTGCACATAAATTCCGCCAAATTTCAATGCAACAATTTGTAAATCAGCTAATAATAAAGGGCCGATAAAAGGGCGAATAATCTGAAATAACAATAAACACTATATGGCTAAGATATACAGACCAACCTACTCGGAAGTTGTCAATGCCGGTGAGCAGCGGCTGATTGACTTTCTCGAAGTGAAACTCCCCGATGACTATGCCGTCATCTGCAATGGTGAGTATGCGCAGCAGAACCGCAACGGTGTGGTGCAGTATTTTGAATTTGACTGCATCGTCGTTGCGCCTCATGCCATCTTCCACCTCGAAAACAAAGACTGGGGAGGCAAACTTGAAGGCAACGATGACTTCTGGTATGTCAACGATTCGGAACGCAAGAATCCGTTGAAAACTGCTCAATTCAAATCAAGGGTCTTGAAGTCAAAACTCATTGTTCAAGACCCCGACTGGCGACGCTGCGAGGTGATCACCGCCATCACACTCAGCAACCCCTCACAAAGTAAATTCTACTTTGACCCTCGCGCCTTGTGCTTCAACCAGACGTTCCTGCTCGACCAGGAACTGGTTGACTTCATCACCGACGCAGAGCGATTCCGCAAGCCGGAAAACTGCATCGCCGACATTCAGCAAAAAGTGGTTGACTTCCTCTCGGGCGCAAGCAGCGAACGCTCGCACGCGCAACGCACACGCATTCTTGAATATGAGATTGACGAAGTGTTGCAGCGCACAGAGGACTTCTCGGAGTATCTGTGCCACCATCTGATGTTGGGCGACGACAAGAAGAAAATCATCCGAGAATATCCGCTCGACAAGGCAGGGCTTAGCCCGATACAGCTGGAGGAATGGCAGAACAAGGTGAAAAACGCCTTGTATGCGCAAAGCGAAATCGGACATAATCCGTATATCATCCCGAGCGAATACCGCAGCAACAGCGAGATGACGTTCCTTTATGAGATTTCGGACTACATGCGTCACAACACGCTGCGGTCGATTATGAAACTTAATCCTGACATGACCGTCATGGATAAGTTCAAAATCATTCTCAACGTGGCAAACGCGCTCAAAGCCATCGCCGAGAAAGGCGTGTTCCATCGCGACATTTGCCCCGAAAACATCTATGTGACAGGCTCGGACAACGCCGCCATCGCCAACTTTGGCAAGGCTTATTTCGCCAAGCATCAAGACAAGAAGTTCACCGTCAAGTCGATGCTTGCGTCTGAGTCCAGCCCGTATCGTCCGCCGGAGTTCAGCGACGACGATGTGTGCGACAGCAGCGATGTGTACTCGCTGGGCGTGGTCATCTATGAATTGTTTGTGGGCAAAACGCCTTACCCCGACACATTCTCGTTCCGCAGTCATGGTGGAAAGGTGGCCGAGGAACTGCTTCCCTCGCACGTCTCGGACAGCTTGCCAAAATTCCTCGATGAAATTATTCAACACACCGTGGTTGAGGATTTGGACGAGCGATGGAACGCCGATGAACTGATTAAGTTCATCACCGAGGAGCTTTACCGCTCAACAGGCAATAAACACAAGAGCGGTGAAGATAATACCGGAAATGTGCAGGTCCGCCTGAAAGACCTTAAGCCCGGTGACAAAATCACTGCCAGCCTCGTCCTCTATGAGGAACTTGGAGCAGGGGCTTTCGGTCGTGTGTTCAAGGCGAAGAACACGCTCGTTGACAAGTTCTATGCGGTGAAGCTGTTTGAACGCTCTGCCGAGTCGATTGACGACACGCGCAACGAGTTCCTTGCCTTAAGCGAAATCAATCACCCCAATGTTGTGAAGATTTGGAACTGCGATGTTTCGCAGCAAGGCTTGTTCTACACGCAGATGGACTTGCTCGAAGGTGAAAACCTTCGCGACTACACCAAAGGCGACGTGAAGCTGCCCCTTAACGAGATATACAATCTTGCGCACTCCATTTTGAGTGCACTGGTGTATATGCAAAAAAAGGTGCCGCCCATCTTCCACCGCGACATCAAGCCAAACAACATCGTTTGGCACAAGCGAGAGAAGTTTGTGCTGATTGACTTCAACATCTCGGCTGCCGGCGGCAACTCGGCTTTCGCCGGAACACAAGTCTATATGGCTCCCGACCTTGCCATTTCAAGCCACAAGTATGAGTGGGATTGCAGTGCCGACACCTTCTCGCTGGGCGTGACGCTCTTTGAGCTGCTTGCCCATGCGCTGCCCTGGACCGGCACCAACCCAATCCCCAAACTGACTGTGCCTGCCACCAACATCAGTGCCTATCGAAGCGACCTGTCGGACGCTTTCGAGGAGTTCCTGATGAAGTCAATCATCACCGACAAGGACAAGCGCTTCAAGACCGCACAAGAAATGCTTGACGCGCTCGAAGCGATTGGCGTGGACGGACTGGCTCGCGAGAAAGGCCCGGGTGTGGTGTTTGTGCATCAGAAAGAGGGCGTGACCGAAGACATCGTTGATTATATCAACTCGCTCTACAGCCAAAGTACGCACGGCAACGCTGGCACGCGCTCCAACAGTATACAAAACACACTCGACGACCTCACTTACACTGAGACCCGTCTCGATAAAAAACTGCTCGACGACATCAGGCGGCTCAAATACCGCTTGGTCATCATCACAGGTAATGCAGGTGACGGTAAGACCGCTTTCATCCGTAAAGTGGAGAAATGCGGCACCGACATTCGGCAGTTTGAGGAGGGCAACGGCTCACGCTTCGTCATCGACGGCGTGACCTTTGAAAGCAACTACGACGGTTCACAGGATGAGGGCGACAACGCCAACCAGGAAGTGCTTGAGAAGTTCTTCCAGCCGTTCTATGGCTTGGACGACTATAGCCAAGTGGCTGATGGACGTATCATCGCCATCAACGAGGGCCGTCTGGTGGACTTCCTGATGACGCACACGGAACTGAAGCCCTTGTACGACAATATCGATAATTACTTCTACAACGAGGGACATGTCGAGCTTTTGCCGGGCTTGATGGTCATCAACCTTAATCTCCGCTCGGTAACGGCACGCGGCGAGCAAGAGGAAAGCCTCTTGCACTCGCAGATTAAGAAGCTCACCGCCCCTGCTCTGTGGAGCAAGTGCGAGAACTGTCCCATCGCCGACAAATGCTTCATCCGCTACAACGTGTCCACATTCCAGGACAGCAGCGCAAGCGACGAGATAGTATCTCGCTGGGAATGGCTGCTGCGCACTGTGGTCTATAAGCGCGAGCTGCACATCACCATGCGCGACCTGCGCTCGTTCATCGCCTTCATGCTCACTCGCGACTGCTCTTGCGACCAGGTGAAGCAGATGCTGGAGCATATCAAAGCCGACAACGTAAGGCCGGAGTTCTACTGGCAGTATTACTATTTCAACCTGCCGTCGGAGGACTTCATACAGAAAGAGGGCACCTATTTCCCATTCCCCGGTCTGGACTCTACCGACCGCTTGGTGCAGATTCTCAAAGACACCGACATCGCCCGTGTGTCGCTGCCCGCATTTGACCGCGACCTTTTCTTCAAGGAGAAAACGCCCGACAGCTATCTGGTGTTTGCCGACCGCAAACAGTCACTGCTCAAAGAGTTCAATGCGTGTAACGTCATTCCCGCTCCTCGCGACAACGATGCCGATGATGATGACAACAACGACCCGAACGCGGAAGCTACTGTCGTTGACGAAACGCTGCTGGTGGCAAGGCACCAATCGTTCATCCGTCATCAGTTCTTTGAGGGAGCATCGAGCAAAGACCCCGACAAGTTCGACTTCATGCGCCGATTGCCATATCAGTCCATCGGTGAGTTCTACCATTATCTCACAGACTTGGGTGGCTCGACCGCCGAGAAGCTCAATGAGATTAAGGCTAACATCGCCATCGCCATCTCACGCAGTGAGGGTTGCATCAGCGATGACATCACCAGAGAGCGCATGTTGCTCAAGTGCAACCACATCAACGACCCGCTCTCAAAGAGTTACCGTGCGTTTGATGTAGCCGACTTTGAACTGTTTGTCAACCGCACGCCGCACTTGGTGGAATATATTGAATATGAAAGCGACAGCCTTGTGTTCCGCCACAAGTCCGACACTTTCATTCAGCTCACCATTTCGCTTGACCTGTTCGAGATGCTGGAGTATATCCGCAAGGGATTCAGCCCATCGGTCAACGACCTGCAAGGCAAGTTCATCGAACTGCAAATCTTCAAGAACTTGCTGGAGAGCCGCAACTATTCTGAAATTCTTGTCACAAAGAACAACAAGAAGTTCTATGCTGTGCGGCTGAAAGATGACAACACGCTTAGTATTCAACTTATAAAGCAGGAAGAAGATGATAATCAAAGTAAGTAAAAAAGGTGTTGTATTCCGCAACCCCGAACTATTTGCCGGCGAGGCCAAGACATTGAACCTCGACCACCTGCTATCGAACCTATATATGCTTATCGCAAACAACGGCGCACCCGTTAACTTCGCCGTTGTGAAAGGCGGCCACACCATGGAATCGCTGGAGCAGAAATATATGAAACTGCTCGAAGACAAAGGATTGATTGCTGGCGTGACCGAAAACAAAGAGGGTGTAGAGGACTGGTTGAGAAGCAACCTCGTGAACATGGTGAACCGAGGTAATGTCATCAAGGAGAATGTGTCGGCTCTGCGGCCGCTCCACTTGATGAGTTACAAAATACAAAACAAGAAGCATAACCGTGACTACAACGCATCCGACCAAGTGTATCTGATGCTGAAAACTTGTCCCGAAGTGCTTGACGCTCTAAAGGATTATCTTAACACAGGTTGGGACAACTCGACCAAGAAGATTGTGTTCACCAAAGACCTCGATGTGGACACCATCGGCATCCTGATGCTCACCAAAGACATCATTGAACGCCGTAAACCGAACACGGAGATTGTAAACATCAAGCCGCTTCTCACCAAACAGACCGAGCTGTTCAATGAGGACATACGCCGCTTGCTTCTCTACAAAGATGTGCTGCCGAGAACAGTCTTTATCGACTATCTGCGCACGCTCATAGCTTTCCACCTTACACTGTACGTGTTCAAACTCATTTACCTGCTGCCGAAAATGAAAGAGGCAGGTAAGGTTGAGGTGGAAGACGACTGGAGCTTGCTCGTTGATGTTTCTAACAATCTCGAAAGTCGTATCGCGCCGCTCGCTTGCCGAGATATGGATCGTGTCATCAACTCGCTCAATGAGTATTTCCATGTCACATTTGAAATTAATGTGATCCAGAAATACCTTCGCGATAAAGGTGCTGATTCAAGCATCGCTAATGTTCTTGAAACATTGAAGAACAATGTTGACCGCTCCTCGGATTATTTCCTCGGAGGCATCAGCAATATCAAAGCTGAAGCCAATGAAGACGACCGGGAGTATATCGACGTGATACTGCAATTCTTTGATGAGAATGATTATTTTGGCAAGTACATTCACCTGCTTGAAAACACCAGTGGTGGTAGCAGTTATCAATATCCTTTCTATTTAAGGCTTATTGATAGTTTGAGCATGAAGAACAGCGAGTCGCAAGTTCTTGCTGACGGTCGCCGTTCTCGCAAGCATCCACGTCGTGGTTCGCTTGGCTCAAAACTGCTTGAAACGCTTGTGCAATTACTGGTGCTGAGGCAAAACGAACATGGCATCTATGAAACTCGTGCTCTGTCAATCGACGAACTGGCACAACTGATTCGCGACCGCTATGGTCTTATCATCAACGGCTCAAATGAGCCTCGTTTCGCCGGTGCCGATGTCGAGACCCATGCCGCTTTCAAAGACAACATGGAAGCGTTCAAAAATAAGCTCCGTCAAATCGGCTTCTACACCGACTTGAGCGATGCTTACTTGTTACAGAAGATTCGTCCACGCTATAAAATCTAAGTCGTATGGAACTGGAACAACTATATTACAATAAATTCCTTCCGTTCATTGTAGATTACTACAAGGACACGCTTAAAGAAGCGAAAAGCGGTCACTGCATGAAGATAACGGGATTCGCATTCCGTGAGTTGAAAAAACTCATCACCATGTTGCGTCCCATCAACAAAGATATGCAGGTCTATATCATCTCCGAAGAAGTGACGGGGGAAGACTTCGCTCACCCCAATAAGATTGTGGAGCTGCGCAATAAGAACGAGTTCCCGCTTCTCGCACTCGTGCCGACCAACTACCGCACTTCGTCGGAAGACTCTTTCGGCGATGCCACGTTCCAACTGCTGGACGTGAAAGGCCTCGACTATCGTTTCTATCTCTATCTTGAACGCCAAGTGCCGGAGACACAAATCGTCACTTGGAAGCTGCTCAAAGCTTTCTTTGATGAGCTGAAAATAGAGTGGTCAGATAGAATAAAATACTATTTGTTCCTTGAAGAAAACCAGTGGGACATTAAGGCTTGGGGCAACGGACTCTATTTGATTGGTCTCATTCCAGACAGCAAACTGCTGGAAGACATGACAAAATTGAGCCGCCGCCTGCTCTACAACCTGCGCTGCTCTGACTTGCTCTGCAATTTCTCGATCAACGCAGCCGACAAAGCCATGATGCTGCCACTCAACCCTGGCACCATCCAAAAGGACATTGTGGTTTTCTTTAGAGAGCAAAGAGCTGTAAATGACCGCATCGACCTCTGCCAAAGAATCTATGAGAACTATCCGCAACTGAATTTCAGTGGATGGTCAATCGACAAGCTTGACAATCCATTAAGCAATGTCATCGTCACAGCAGAACTTGTTCCCGGGAAAGACCCCGAAAAAGAACTTGTTAGGGATGTTTCGGGCGATTATGTTATGCAGATTCCTTTTGGAAAGAAATCAAAAGTGAAACTGAAAATCACTTTTGAACCCACTCCACAGGAAATGCCCGAAATGAAGAAATATGCCGTTGAGATTTTCAACTATGAGGGCTTTGAGTACCTTGATACCATTAGACAAGCTAATATCAACTCTAAAGGCAAGTCAAAGACCATCACTTTGAACATCAATAATGCGGCTTTTGACGATGGCACTTATTTCTTAAGAGTTCACGCACTTGATGCAGATGGCCTAATCCTTGACAACGACAATCCGTTCAAGGTAGCCAGTGTGCAAGAGGAATGGGAAGAATTTCTCAAACAGCATAAAGACGGCAACAAAGAAGAATTGCGCAAGCAGTTCCAAAGAGAGCATAGCGTGCTGACAGTCAACGAAACGATGACTTTCACGATTAAAAACCTCACCATAGATGACTCTTCGGACGACGTCGAGGTTGATGTCACTAAGCGCAATAAGCCTGATAATGTCCTACAAGCATATTTCAACTATTGCATTGAGCAGATACGCAAGGATGAAACCGTAGAAATCCCCGCTCCTGAAATCAGCGAGAAGACTGAGTGGAAAGAGGGCTCGCTCAACAACACTTACACATTTGAATTTGGCAACAATGCGCAGTTCGCATATCAAATTCAAATAGCCAAGAAATTGTTGGAGTTGGAGCGTGCTTTCTATAAACACGCTACCCAGCTTGGATATGTCGATGCCGAGGTTAGTGGCAACCCCACCGACTCCATTCTCAAAGATTGGAGTTTCAAAGCCATTCCTGCTGAAATTAAGATTAATCCCGACCTTATCACCAAGCGAAATGAGCTATTCAATCTCATCCAGGCTTCTACTGCTTCGGAGTCGGGTGTGGTGAACACATTCCCTGTATATAAGTACGCTGAGGAAATAAAGAGTTATGTCCTCGCTTACTCGGAATGGCTGCACTCGGTCATCGACCAAAACCCATCGGAGGAAGCGATTGTCGCAATACAAAACATAGACACTGTTTTGTTGCGCGTTGAAATGCCAGACGGCAGCTTGAACAAGGTGAAACTTATCTCGCCAATCCATCCGCTGCGCTTGGCTTGGCTCGCCAACATCTTCGACTTGTTCCGCGACTGGGAAGACAAGACGCTTGCCAATCCCGAGTTCAAGAAAACATGGTATCGCAATCTTGACTATTTGTTCATGGGCGACCTCCCCATGGAAGTCTCACCGCTCATTCTTGCCGAGAATGCAATCAAGGTTTATCAGTATGTCGGTGAACTGACATTCGGTTGGGGCTTCTATGCGCAGCCCACGCTTGACCCGAATGATGTGTTCGCCTCGGAGTCGCGCCAGCTGAAATCATACGTTTCCTCACTGCTAAATATCTCGCGTGAGAAGATGATTGACAGCGACGTGAGCTTTGACTTGGTGTATAACCACATCTACAACTACACAAGAGCGCACCGATACACAAGAAAACTTGTGATTAACATTTTCAATGCCGGTGACGCTAATGTGTTTGCAGATGCACTCGTCAAGATGGAACAACTCGGTCACATCTACGACTATGAAATTCGCTTGTTTGCGGATGACAGTCTGATACAGCCGGGCGAGGCACTACGGCAGCTTATCAACCCTGACAGCACATTGTCTGATGCTGCCGAAGCTTTCTCCCTTGCCTCGAAGAATCGCTTGTTCCCGAAGCTGCGTTTCTCGGTCAATAAGATTTCTGAATTTATCTCTGACCACAAGAAATATCAGGCTCACCTCTCGTTCTTGGTGAACCCATTCCCTGTGAAAACGGGTTTGGTACGGCCAGACCGCGAGAGTCGCTCGTTCTTCTTGAATGCGGTCATGACAAAAAGTGTTGTCAACTCCACCAAAAAGGATGACAACACCTTTGTTTGGAACAGATATTTTGCGGAGAAGTTTATTCCTACTCCGACCAACGAGTTTGCAAATGACTCTATCAGTCTCTTTGCAAATCTCCAGTTCTTCACAGGAAGAATTATCTCATCCAAACCGACGACCGCACTTCCGGCAACTTGCCTCACGTTGCAAAATCAAGACCAGATGCTGCTCTCGTTTGTACATGATGTTTCGGATTGGGTGATCACCTTTGACCGTAATATGGGGCCTGAGTTCTTCGACCTGCCGAACAATACCGGCAACGAAATGCCTTACTTGCTCGACTACGTGCCCGGGCAGGAGCGCACCGGCATTTCTTCGTTCTTGACAACGAAGCCGACAAGTGAGATTGTCGGCTTGATGCAGCCGCACTTCAGAAAGTTCAATATCGACATTCAGCATGAGGACAAGTTCAAGGACTTGCTCGAAGATGTAAGAACCGTGAGCAGTTCAATCCTCATGCAAATCAACAGCACGCAAAACAAGGCGTTTGAGGTGCTGGGCATCACTTTCACAAAGCGTCTGCTCAAGAAGAAAAGATGGAGCTTGCTCAATGAGTCATTCATGATTCCCATTGACCTGCACAAAGAACTGTTCAAAAACCTCGAATCTCAAAATAAGGAGCGTGCCGACATCCTGCTTGTCAACCTCGATGTTGAGAATCGAGAAATTATCTTCCAAGTGATTGAGGTGAAATGTCGTCAATCACTCTCCCAATCCAGTGAGGAAGCCCTTGAACAGAAGATGCTCAGTCAAATCAATAACACGATTGAGGCTCTGGAAGAACACTTCGTGCTGGAGAACCGTCTTGACCGTGAACTCAAGACGATTGAGCTTGCCAACCTGCTCTCATTCTATGTGAAGCGGTCGGCTCGCTACGGCGTTCTCGACAGTGAAATTGCTGAAGAATATCTTGCCTTCCTTGACACGCTCAATGATGGCTACGACATTCGCTTCAAGCGATTGGGTATCATATACAACCTTGCCCAAGTCGAGAAACAGAGAAAAGAGAACTGGCCTGATGCCTCGTTCTACATCATGGGCAAACCTGCCATAGATGACATTCTCTCCGATGACAAGTCGATGGATACCGAAAAACTTGATCAGTACGACCGTGAGTTCCTCGAAGTATTCGAGCAAAGCCGCAAGGAACGGCTGCTCTCACGGCGCAGAGGCCAAAAGGAAATCGATGACATCATCAGGAATGAGAACGAAGAAGACAAAGAGTCGGTAAAAATTATCGTAGAGGTTCCTGAAACCAAGAAGACTGGCGATGATGCAATCGTTTCGGACAATTCGCATAACAAACTTCCTGAATATAAAGATAATGATAGCGAAGCATTATCTGTTAGCGATTCTGCCGGGACGCAAGGTGATAACAAAGACACTGATAGCGATAAGGGCAAAGAAGATGAAATTGTAATCATCGACGATAGTATGCTTGATGAACCTGCATTCGTCCTCAATCCAAAGTATGACATCTTGATTGGCGATAACAAGGAAACCGCTCAATTCGGTATTTTGGGACAAACTGCCGCCAACAACCGCAAGATTGCGGTTGACCTTGCCGGGTGCAACACATTCAGCCTATTCGGCATTCAAGGTGCAGGTAAAAGTTACACGATTGGATCTGTCACTGAAATGGTGTTGAAACGTTTCAACAGAGTAAACAATTTGAAGTCGCCGCTGGCAAGTGTGATATTCCATTACAGCGACAGTATGGACTATGCGCCTGAATTTACGTCAATGGTTTACCCCAATGATGAGGCAAAGCAACTTGCCATGCTGAAAGAAAAATATGGCGCAGAGCCTGGCTCTATTGAGGATGTTGTCTTGCTTGCCCCGGAGAGCAAAGTCGATGAGCGAAAAGCTGAATATCCCAACATCGAGGTTCATCCTATTGCCTTTGATTCAAGCGAGCTTCAAGTCAAAGACTGGATGTTCTTGCTTGGAGCGATGGGCAACGATTCAACCTACATTCGTGAGTTGAAGCTCATGATGCGAAAAATCAGAAACGATTTGTCGCTGAAGAATATTCGCCGTGGTGTGGCCAGCTCATCAACCATGTCGCAAGGACAAAAAGGATTGGCGAACCAACGTCTCAATTTCGCTGAAGAATACATCAACGACGGAGTGAAACTTCAAGACTACTTGAAGCCCGGTCGATTGATTATTGTTGACCTGCGTGATGAGTTTATCGAAAAAGACGAGGCTCTTGGACTGTTTGTCGTCATGCTCAACATTTTCTCCAGCGTAATGCAGGTGGATGGCAAGGCATTCAACAAGTTCATTGTATTTGACGAAGCGCACAAATACATGAACAACAAAGAACTTGTCGGCTCTATTACAACTGCAATCCGTGAAATGAGACATAAGGGCGTGTCGATCATGATAGCCAGCCAAGACCCGATGAGCCTGCCGAATGAGATTATTGAACTCAGTTCAATCGTAATTCTGCATCGTTTCAATTCACCTGCATGGGTAAAACACGTGCAGAAGTCAATTACTCCACTCGGCTCGTTGACAGCAAGTATGATGTCCGCCCTGAAATCGGGCGAAGCATATCTTTGGGCCGGAAAGGCAACTGATGAAAATATCACCGCTCACCCGATTAAGATTGAAATACGGCCACGTGTAACTAAACATGGTGGAGACACCATCAGTGCTGTGAAATGATGAAAGTATTCCATTTCACACATATTGGTAATCGGGATGTCAACCAAGATTATGTGACACACAAAATCTTGAATGACGATTGTGCGGTGTTCGTTCTCGCTGACGGCATGGGCGGCTATTCCTCTGGAGAAATAGCCGCCAAAGTCGTCGCGGATGCTATCGTGGAATATGCAGACCAGCATTTGAACGAGGTGTCGCCGACCAGGCTGCTGAAACAAGCCATCGCCTATGCCAACGATGAACTGTACGTCAAACGTTTGGCATTGGGTTATAAAGAGATGGGATGTGTCATCGTCTGCTTACTTATCATAAACGATAAGGCTTTTATAACATGGCTCGGCGATAGCCGAATCTATGTTTTTAGGAATGGTGTGCTGATTTTTCAATCGGAAGACCACTCTCTCGTAAATGAGATAAAAGGGGCACGCACCCTAAAACCGCAGGACTTTGAACGTTTATCGGCTGTTGTTACTAGAAGCATCATGGGTACAGATGAACTGGACCCGGTGGATGTGTATGAATTGGCTACCGAACACGAAGACACCTTCTTCCTTTGCTCAGATGGCATACACAAAGAAATGATTGTGGAAAAACTGATTAAATTGAATGATGAAGAATTGCAAAACCATCTTGAACTATTCTCGAACAGTTTTGATGATAACGCAACGCTATTAAAAGTCAAATTATGAAACTAAGCAAAGTAACCATCGATGAAATAAAACAAAAGTCTGGGCTCGCCTTTGAGATGGTTAAAGACTATGTTGCTTTCAGTGGAATGATTTACGAAGCCACGGGAAGAAGACTTGGAGTGACCACATTGAAACGATTGTTCGGCAATATTGAGGATGAAAGAAAACCAATTCTTTACACCCTCAATACGCTGGCCATGTACCTCGGTTTCCCATCTTGGGAAGAATACAATAGCAATCACTTGTTCGATAGTGACTACGACTATGAAGATGACACTGTGTATATCAGCCAACTGATGATTGACACAAAAATTGAAGTCACTTACTTGAACAGGATTGTGACTTTCTGTGTCATACAACATGAAGCAATTAAAGCGTTACGAGTTGAGTCAGCTCTCAATAGCAGTCTCAAAGTTGGCGACATTGTCGTCATCTATAGTCTCAAAGAGGGCTCTTGCATAGAGGCCACGCAAGTAATCAGAGGCAAGTCGCTTGGCAATTACAAGACACACGGCGAAATAACAAGCATCAAGATTGAGGAACCATAAGCACAATAAAAGGGGCGAAGATTTCCGCCCCTTTTATCATGTACTGTTCTTGCGTTATTTGCCTTGACCGACTTCAGGATTCAGCAAGGAGGCAATCGAAAACTCGAATGTGTAATCATTCTGCACATTCTCAATCATGATGGGCATGAGAATCTTCATCGTCTTGCCAACATAACTCGGTGCTCCTACAGCAAATTCTTCTTTCTTGCTGTAAATACTTGGGATAAGTAAACGCTCGTTCCAACCGCCATACTTTCCTGATGTGAAATAAACATTGTCAGTCGGCAAAAGTATGTCGGAGATACTTGCACCGCGTGGGATAGTGGTCGCAGGCTGGCTGTTATTGCGCTCATTGTATTTCACGCCTGAGTGCATAACACGACCGGTATTGCCTTTACAATCTACATAGCTGATGTCGTCCCAGTTAAGCTTAATAGTATGATTGGACTTGTTCGTCAACTTGAAGTTGAACTCGGTGGAACCCACAAACCAAACAATGTCAATGTAATCGTCCTCATAACGATACTTGTTGATATTGCCTTCTTGGAAGGTAACTACTTTGGTCTCCCCAAACTGAGTCTTAGCATCAGCTGGACTCTCAACAGATGCCAACGTCACATCATAGTTGGCTGTGTATGACTTCAAGAACCCGCATGAGGTGAACATCATACCAATTAATGAAATGAATGCTAAACGTTTAAACATAATTTTATTGATTTTTGTTAAAGAATATGATGCAAAGATAATGGTTATGTCGCCAAATTGTTCGAAATGCCCTATACATGGACAAGATGGACAAAATAACAGCCTCGATTTGAGCCAAAAACAAGCTCATTTTCATGATTTGTTTGTATCTTTGCAAACCATATAGAATTATCTTTCATGAAAATTATAAGTTACAACATTGCTGATAGCAAGCAATGGAAGATTGACCGTTTGCTAAATCTCAATGCAGACGTTTTCGTCGTGCCTGAAATCACCTGCATCGAGCAAGCCGTCATTCCTGATGAGTTGCAAATGGCGTGGAACGGCATCACTTGGCAGTTCGCCGGCAAGCAGAAATGGAAAGGCTTGGGCATGATTTGGAGGAAAGGTCATGGGCATATCGCTCCGTGGTACAACCCCGAGCTTTACTATGCCATTCCTCTTTTTGTCGATGATGTTTTGGTCTTGGGCTTCTGGCCCACAAAACGCCGTGGCCTCACCGACAAAATGAAATACCCCCAAATCGCCCAGGAGATTATTAAGGAATATGCGCCATATCTTTCGCAGCAAACCACTGTCGTTATCGGTGACTTCAACTGTTTCGTTGACCAGAACGACTGGACGAAAGAGTATGGCGACATTCGGCAAGTCAACGAAATGCTTGAACAATGTGGGCTGCATAGTGTCTACCACAAGCACACAGGCGAGCCTCTTGGTCAAGAGACACAGCCCACCTATTACCACATGTTCAAGCAAGACCATCCATTCATGCTTGACTATGCCTATACCAATGCGGAAGTCAAGTCTTTCCGTGTAATGGATGCCGACCTCAAAATGAGCGACCACGTTGGTCTCGAACTTGAAATCTGACCTATGGACGAGATGCCGAGTAGGGAACAGCTCATTTTGCTTGTAAACTCGCTTTGCAAGTTACAAGACAAAATCTTGTCGGTCAAAGGGATGCCGAAGCACATTCAACAACCCATCGCCGACAAGGTTGAGCCGTTGAAAGCCCCGATGTTTTTCCTCTGGGAAAAACTGCGCTACGGCAGTCCTACCGAACTTTCGCCGCAAGGCATCAAGGGCTACTGGATGGCCTCGTTCAAAACCTCGCCACCTGATTTCCTCTCGGAGTGCATCCAACAATTCCGCTCGTTTGAAATTCCCATCAACGAATATGACGGCGGCATCGATCTGCAACGCTCGCTCATCAATTTTTACTCCGAAATTCAAGAATTATTCGACTAGTGGCAAGAAGGAAGTCATATACTCATACCGGGAGGTGCATTTGGTGTGGAAAAAGTAGTCCTCAAGTATCTTTCAAAAAAAGGCCGCACATAGTTCCTGACGCTGTTGGCGGCAATGAAATTGGGTTTGATGTATGTGATGAATGCAATGAATTTTTTGGTATCTCACATAACACAAATTTGCCTTCTCCTGACCAAATATTTAGCGCATTATTTAACCTTAAAAGGTTTTCACCTAATTCAAATTATGTCACTGATGGTAGCAAACATAAACAACGCTGGTTTACTATTGAAGAATCAGGAATACTACATATTCCCAGATTTATTATCTCCTCTTCTGTAATTGGTGATTTATTAAAAAGAGCATTTTATGAAATATTTCTACAGAAATATCACCGATATACAAAAGATGGAAATAATTGTATATTCGATTCCGTAGTTAGCTATGCTCGTTACGGCTGTAACGCTGCGAATATTAAGGTTTATTACGTTAAACAAAAGATGTGGCTTCTTCCCGCAGTACATAATAAAACTTTTGTACCAATGTCAAAAAAACATATAAAAGATATGAATGGTACAGGTTTCTTTAGATTCTATTTTTTAGGTTACATTTTCTATTTGGAAATTTTTAAATCAAAGTGCGATAAATCAAGAGACTCATATTTTCATAGTCACTTGAGGAAAAATTCATTTTTCTGGGATGAAATTGTTGAGTTTAATACACTTAATCAGCTAACAGATTTTTTTAATTATTTAGGTTATAAGATTATTATTGATTAGTAATAATAAATTTCAATTAATCTTTTATTGCCTCGGAACGCTTGACGCGATCCGAGGCTTTTTTGTCGCATACCAACCGCCGCGAGGGCGGTGGTTCGCTCATCGGTAAGGATTGAGCCGGCTCGCACCGCTCAATCCTTGCTTCATTTTTACTCGGCTTCGCAACATTGCAGACGAGGAATGATGTGAGCCGCCATAACTATTTTCATGAGTGATATTGTCCCTGTTACTTCTCGCTCATGTATAACTTTTTCCAGCGCAAAGTTAGTGCAAGCCGCTACCCTGCAAGGCTATACAAGTTGCTCAAAAATTTTTCCTCAATTTTTTCCTTCGTAAAAAATGGCAAGCCCCTAAAGGGGAAGAAAATTTTTGGGCAAGCCTTGCACTCGGTCGCTTTCCTTGCTAACTCTTATCGCACTGTAAAAAGGTTATACGCGAGAACATGGACAATAATTCATTCACTCATAAAAATTTTACAGTTATGACAGCTTTTAATACATCATTCCTTTCTTCGTCTGCCAATGCAGCGAGCCGAGTTGGTAAAAAGGGTTACCGCTCCTCCAAGTCCAATAATTCCTACATTGTTGACGTGTTCGATTTCGACAATGAAGTTAGCACTTACGATGTAGAGGCAGAGAGCGCAAGCGAGGCAAGCGAGCAAGCCGAGAGTTTAGCACTTTCGCAAGGTGTGCAAGTCAGTTACTGCAATGTTTATCGCATTGAGCAGTAAGGCGAGAGTTAACAACACTATCTATAAATTTCAAAATCCCTACTATTATGGCAAATTTGATTTTAGCAAGCAAGCGAGAAGTTAAGAGCGGTAGCCAAATGTGGCACGTTTACCGCCTCAGTGAGAACACCAAGAGCGATGAATTTTTCTTCGCCCAGCCTATCAAGGCGTTACGCTATTGTTTCCTATTGCGCAAGCGCAGCGGTGCAATCCTGCCCAAAGCCATTTACACAAAATTGATGGCTGACGTTGAGGCAAGCAAGGCACAAGCCGAAGCCGAGAGCGCACCGCAGGAGAGCGCACCCGAAGCCGAGCAAGCAGCAGAGCAGAGCGCACTGGCAAAGGCTTTTGAGCAGATGAAAGCCAAGCACCCCGATGCCTTGTTACTTTTCCGCATGGGCGATTTTTATGGCTCATTTGCCGATGATGCAAAGACATTGAGCGAGGTTTTAGGCATCACCCTCACACGCACAAGCGCAAAGGACATTACCGCCCAACAAGCCGCTTTTCCTGCCCATGCGCTTGACACATACCTGCCCAAGATTGTGAGAGCCGGCAAGCGAGTAGCGATTTGCGACACGCTTCAATCGGCTGCACCTCAGCATAGCTCAAGCAAGCTTGACTCTGCATTCGGTTTGCACGATTGTTGTGATGAGCCGAGCGAGAGCGCACCCAAGAAAGCCGCACGCAAGCGCAGCGCCAAGAGCGAGAGCAAGTAATTAGATTGTTTCACAAGGTGGGCATTTAATTCGGCTATCGCCGAGGAGTAAAGAGTAAAGGGTAAGGAGTAAAGATTTTCCATACACTATACACATTACACCATACACACGGAGCGTTGCGGAGTTAAATTGCCCACCACAATACCCCCGAACTATGATTGAAAAAATGAATTTGCAGGACTTGAACAAGAAAAAATGACCGAAACTAATATGATATAACCAACGAGAATTTTATGTTCCAACGAGAATCTCAACATTAGTTTTTTTCTTTCGGCTTCCCTACTTATAAAAATATCTCCCTGTGTATTAAGCAGCAAGGAGATATTTTACTTGAAATGTTTACTTGATAACCTGATTCCCCGTGGACCAAGTGGCTTTTTCTGTCGGCTTCTTTTTGTTGAGTGCCATGACACCCACCAGTTTGTGCGGAATGTACATTTCCTCTAGATAAGTCATATCCTCTTCTGTCAGTTTCAGGTCGAGGGCAGGTACAGCTCCGTCGATGTGGTGCAATTTTGTGGCTCCGACTACGGGCGACGCAACTTTGCGCAAAAGCCAAGCCAATGCGACTTGTGTCATGGTTACACCATAACGGTCAGCAAGTTCGGCTACACGGGCAATGATAATGCCGTCTTGTTCGGCTGTGGCATCGTATTTCA